ATTTTTTCCATTTACTGCATTTTATTCTATTAAAAATACCAACCTAATGACAATAAGTTGTGATGCAGCTTGGGAATTAATGGACATCGTTAAAAACGGTGATGTAGTACCACAAAGGACGGAAGATAGGTTACTGTTGGAGCTTAGAAAGGATTTTATTAAAAAATGTTAAATTTGAATAGGACGGAAGTAGGCCGGTGAAATGCCGACTGAAGGAACGCTCTTTAATTGCAAAACTAAGGAGATCCTCTAATGTCTAAAGTTGTATATCGTGGTGTAGAGTATGATACAAGTCAACGACCAAATCAAAACATTCAGCCATCAGCTCATGTAGAGATTTATCGTGGAGTGATGTTTTATGTTGACGATGAAGGTAGAAAGATTCCGATGATTCGGAGAAAGAATCCGTGATAATAATTCTACAAATATGTTTGGCTTCCATCGCCTTTATAAGCTTAATTGTATCCGAGGTTATTTTATTGGATAAACTATAATGTCTATGAGGGTTGACACCCTCATTTTTTTTAACTATAATATTTTTATCAATACTTATCAGGATGGACAAAGAAAGACTAAAATTAATTGTAAGGAATCTGGAATCTCTTGTTGATTGCCTAAAGTCAGAAATCTATTCTGACACAGATTCTTATATGAATTATGAGAATACTGTTTCTCATATTACAGACTATGATGAAATCTTTGAGGATAGTGATTTAGATGAATACAAATGAATGTGATACTATGAAACCCGAAGTAAAACTTATTAGCGTTACTCCAGATGCAGAAAAGCATATGGCTTATTGTGCAAGAGTGAGTAACCCATCTAATCAAGAGAACGAAAACTTCTCCGGGCTACTTAAGTATTGTATTAATCATCAACACTGGTCAATCTTTGAACAGGCCAGTATGACTGTTGAGATTAATACAACTCGTGGTATTGCCGCTCAGATTTTACGTCATCGGTCCTTCACATTCCAAGAGTTTTCTCAGAGGTATGCTGATACAAATCTCCTGAACAAAACAATTCCTCTTCCAGAACTTCGTCGTCAGGATACCAAAAACCGGCAGAATTCTATTGATGACATTCCTGATTATTTGAAACTCACCTTGAATGAGGAGATTCGGACGTATTTTGAACGTGGTATGGGACTCTACAATCGTCTCCTAGAGGCTGGAGTAGCAAAGGAGTGTGCTAGGTTCGTTCTTCCCCTGGCGACCCCCACAAGACTCTACATGACCGGTTCTTTGAGGTCTTGGATCACATACATCGCCCTTCGTGAAAAGAACGGAACACAACGGGAACACATGGACATCGCCAAACTCTGTAAGGAAGTGTTCTGTGAACAGTTTCCAACTACCTCAGAAGCCCTAGGAGGGGTTGATGTTGAATGGAAACTATGATAGATTATTGGGGAACCCTAACTAAATATTCACATACAATTCAATACTACTGATGCCAACTTATAGATTTGAAGATACCCTAACTGGGGAAGTGTTTGAAAAGTGGATGTATATGTCGGAAAAGGAAGGATACCTTAAAGAAAATCCACATCTAAAACCTCTGATTCCGACACAGATGAACGTTGGAGAAGTTGGTGACTGGGCAAATAAACTAGTTTCCAAACATCCAGGATGGAACGATGTCCTTCACAGAGCATCTAAGATGCCTGGAGCAAGAGTAAAACCGATTACATAATTGTATGACAAAAAAACGAGTGTCTAATCCAGTACCATTTGGTATGAGCAATAGGATCATGCAGAGAAAGAAGCCGATCAATCTTGAGTTCATGAAAAAGATTGAACCATTGACGGACAATCAAGAAAAACTTTATGAGGGATATAAGTTACAACAAAATATAGTAGCTTATGGAGTTGCTGGCACAGGAAAAACATTTATTACTCTCTACAATGCTCTTTGTGATGTTCTAAATGAAAGGACTCCATACGAGAAAATTTATCTAGTTAGATCTCTTGTTGCTACGAGAGAGATTGGATTCCTTCCCGGAGATCATGAGGATAAGTCCTCTCTCTATCAGATTCCTTATAAGAACATGGTCAAATACATGTTCGAGATGCCTGATGATGCTTCATTTGAGATGCTCTATGGAAATCTCAAAACTCAGGGTACTATTAGTTTCTGGAGCACATCTTTCATTCGAGGAACTACTCTGGATAATGCAATCATTATCGTGGATGAGTTTCAGAACCTGAACTTCCACGAACTGGATAGTATTATCACTCGTGTTGGTGAGAATTCTAAAATCATGTTCTGTGGAGATGCTAGTCAGTCAGATCTAGTGAAAACAAATGAACGTAATGGAATTGTAGATTTCATGAGAATTCTACAAAGCATGCCTTCCTTTGATATTGTTGAGTTTGGTATTGAAGATGTCTGCCGTAGTGGCCTTGTCAAAGAATACCTTATCGCTAAACATGAATTGAGAATTTGATAAAATGAGGTTCAATCACATTGATTTGAACCTCCCTAATCTTGAAAGGGAGGTTATTGATGGAGTTCGTTATTATAAAGTTCCTACTTTAGAAGAACTCCAAAAATTTGTTTCTATTACTTCAGTCATTAGTCATTATAACAAAGATAAGTTTGCTTCATGGCGTAAAAAGGTGGGTGAAGAGGAAGCAAATAAGATTACAAAAAAGGCCACGGCTCGTGGCACTGACTTGCATCTTCTTGTTGAGGATTACTTACATAATCGGAATTTGTCCGATGTTCTTCCAATTTCTGAGCACTTATTCAAGATTGCTAAACCCACATTCAATCGTATAAATAATATACATGCACTAGAAGGTTCTCTTTATAGTCAATACTTAGGTGTTGCTGGTACAGTTGATTGTATCGCTGAGTTTGATGGGGAACTTTCAATTATCGACTTCAAAACTTCCAAACAACCAAAACCAAGAGAATGGATTGATGGATACTTTGTTCAGTGTTGTGCATACGCTTGTATGCTGTATGAACTCACTGGAATTTCGGTAAAGAAGTTTGTAATCATCATGACCTGTGAAAATGGGGAAGTTGAAGTTTATGAAGAGTATGATAAGAAGAAATACCTTCAGCTACTCACACAATACATCCGAAAATTTGTCGAAGATAAACTTCCTTGACAAATATTTTTACCTTGACTACAATAACTTTATAATTTTAGATTCAAAATGATGATTACTGTACTGGGACACATGGAAAACGAACTAGAAAAAGAACTGGAAAATAAGTTTTTCTGTCCATCTCGATTTGCTAAAGAAATTGAGATCCTGGTACAGAAGAACCCGGACATGAATTACATTGATGCCATTGTTCATTTTTGTGAGAAGAATACTATTGATTTGGAATCAGTTGCTAAACTGATCTCCAAACCTCTCAAAGAAAAACTAAAGTATGAGGCAATGGAACTTAATTTTCTGAAGAGAACCTCCAGGGCAAAATTGATCTTTTGATTCAAAAAGGTCACAAAAAATCCCAGAAATTTTTTATTATATTACTTTTTTGAAAATGGTTCCCTTTGAAACGTATAAATGTTATCTATCCTTAAAAAGGCATTTTGTAGATAATAAGTATGATTACCATAAGTATCAGGGAAAAAGCAGAGCCTCACTTCAATCTTTTTATAAACGACGTGATAGATATTTTTTCGAAAAGTTATCGAGACAAAAGAACGATAAGGAAATAGTTGAGTTCTTTGTTTCAAACTTCAGTTCATCTACTGACCCAAGTACATTATGGATTGGTGAGATGATCAAAGGTGGAGAAGAACGATATAAGTCCTGGCAAAAAAGAATTCAATCACTATCTTATCTCTTCAGACAAGAATCTGAGAAAGTCTTTGAAAACAATTTCAAAGATGTTTTTGACTGCTCAAAAGGACATCCTGTTTTGTTGAGAATGTTTTTGTCTGGTGAAGTTAGTATCGAGACAATGGTAATCTATGATAGGATATTCGAGTATGTGAAAAACTTTGATCGAAAACTAAAAGATCCTGTGTGGGAAACCGTAAGAATTAGAATCAAAAAATATTCTTCATTCCTACATATAGATGTATTTCAATATAAAAAGGTTCTAAAACAAATTATAGGGGGATTATGAGTTTCTTTGACTCTGAATTAGTTCGTGCAGAACTATCTGAAATTTCTATGCTTCAAGAAGACATTTATATGAATGTCTTCAACTTTAGTGAAATGAATAAAGAGGAGAGGTTATTTCATATCAGTCTTCTGGAGAAGTTGACAAATAAACAACAAATTCTTTATACTCGTTTGAGATTATCTGATGATCCAGAAGCTATTGAAATGAAAGAGAGAATTCATAGATCCATTGAGATGATGGGATTTCCCACAGATGCTGACGTCAATTCTATCTTCAATAACATGAATAAACTTATTGAATGCATGAAAGACGGTATTGACAAGATGGGTTAGGACCTATAGAATATTGAAGTCCAAAAAGCCAAATACAAATCACAAAGGTAATACAAAACATGTCATTTGAAAATCTGAAAAAACAATCTTCTCTTGGTTCTCTGACCGCTAAACTGGTCAAGGAAGTTGAAAAAATGAGCACTACGGGAAGTGGTGCAGACGAAAGGATGTGGCGTCCAGAAATGGATAAGACCGGTGTAGGTTCCGCAGTCATTCGTTTCCTTCCTGCACCTGATGGTGAGGAATTTCCGTGGGTCAAAATGTTTGCACACGCATTCCAAGGTAATGGTGGATGGTATATTGAGAACTCTTTGACTACAATTGGTCAGAAAGATCCTGTTTCTGAATACAATCGGGAACTCTGGAACAGTGGTAATGAGAAGGATAAGGAAACTGTTCGTAAGCAAAAGCGTAAGTTGTCCTATTACAGCAACATCTACGTTATCAAGGATCCCGCAAATCCTCAGAATGAGGGTAAAGTCTTCCTTTGATTTAGAAAGAGGCATATAGTAGTAATACTATATGAAAACCAAGTGAATTGCTGGAAAATCTTGTTAGGTAAACTGACTAAAACAGATTCACTGTGAAAGAAAACTGTTCTTTTATAAATAGTTTTATATAAAAGAACACATATGATAAACAAATTGTACTGTGATTTAGACGGAAAATACTATTCTAAAGTGGGAATAGTTCGAATAATAAAAAAATTCGGATTAGAACCAAAAAATTATTATGATGAACACTTTAAACTAGATTCTGAAGGCATATGCCCTAACTGTGGAAACTCTACAAAATTTACAAAATTTTCTTATCGTAAGTTTTGTAATTCTAAGTGTTCTTCTCAGTATAATAAAAATACTGAGAAAATATGGAAAAATTCTTCTGAGGAAGATAAGCAATCCATAATAAGTAAAATGTTGAATACTCGGCGTTCAAATAATTCAAAAGAGGATATTGAAAAGAAAAGGGTATCAACTTTACTTGAAAATACAGGATTTGCTTCTTACTCTGAATTTATTTCACATCATAAAAAAGAATGGTATAAAAAATTGTCTGAAGAAGAATATAATCAGTTCTTCGACAATATTACTAAATCTAGAAATCAATACAAATATCATATGTATACACTAAATGGTATACAGGTTCGTACTCAAGGATATGAAAAATATGTTCTTGATGTTCTAACAGACCATTTTGACAGTACTAAAATTAAAGTAGATAGTAAAATATCAATAAGATATAAAGATACTAACGGAAAAACCAGACGTTATTATCCGGATATCATAATAGATAATTTACTCTTTGAAGTTAAATCTTCATATACTTTAAAAATACACAAGAGTAATGTATTGTTAAAAATGGAAGCATCTAAAAATGCAGGATATATACCATTTCTAGTTGTATGGGAACCTAAAGAATCTGAAATGTGTAAAAACAGTTTAATAGAGACAATCAGCAGCCAAGACCTATCACAGAAGGTAAGGTTCAACGACTATCCGTTTATCGGAGTAGGTTATAAGCAAATGATAACCGAAGTGCTTGGAGTCCATTTTTAATGGATTATGATATAGTCTGTTCTATATTGAGAAATATAGCTGAATAAGATCGGGATTGGACTTGCGAACCAATCTGAACATAAAGTTTAAATACGGCAAAAAAATCTTTGATAAGATT